TTCTAAAAGTGTATGTTTTTTTTTTCTCCACTTTTTCTAAAAGTGTATTTTTTAAAAGTGGATGTGTTTTTTTTCTCGACTTTTTCTAAAAGTGGATGTGTTTTTTTGCTCCACTTTTTCTAAAAGTGGATATATATGACAACTATTTATTTGGATCCAAAAGTATGGGGGCCGCATTATTGGTTCTTTTTACATACATTAGCAATGACATATCCAAATCATCCAAATGAAGTCACTAAAAAGAAATATTACGAATTTATACAAAATCTTCCTTTGTTTCTTCCAGTTGAAGAAATATCAACTGCATTTAGTAAATTAATTGAAAAATATCCAATTACTCCTTATTTAGACAACCGTGATTCTTTTGTTCGTTGGATGCATTTTATTCATAACAAAATAAATGTAGCACTAGAAAAACCACAACTTTCTTTAAATGATTTTTTTGTACAATATTATGATGCATATAAACCCAAACCTGAAAAATATACTGAATATTATAAAATTCAAGGAAAAGTTTTATATTTATTCACTATACTAGGAATAGGAGGTACTATTTATTATTTATATGATAAATAAAAATAAATAAAAACATGATAATTATTATGTTTATAATATATAACAATGACTAAACAAAATAATAATACTATAAAAAAACGTAAAAAAAATAAAACCAAATCTAATACTAAAAGAAATAAAAATATAGATAAAGGAGGAAATATATTGGCATCTGGAGGTTTTGGATGCGTATTTAGTCCAGCACTTAGATGCAAAGGTGAAAAAATACGAGCGAAAAATAAAATTTCTAAATTGATGACTGAAAAGCATGCAATAAGTGAATATGACGAAATTGTTTCTATAAATGGTCTTCTACAAGATATACCTAGTTATCGCGATTATTTTTTAATATATGATGCTACTATATGCAAACCATCACCACTTTCTGTAGAAGATCTTGAAAATTACACAAGTAAATGTAGAGCATTACCAAAAGACAAAATAACAAAAGCAAATATTAATGAAAATCTAGACAAATTAATAGCATTAAATATACCAAATGGGGGATTACCAGTGGATGATTATTTATATGAAAAAGGTTCCATCGCAAAAATGTATAAAGTACATTCTAATCTATTAAAACTATTAAAAAAAGGCATTCTTCCTATGAATCAAAGACAAATATATCATTGTGACATTAAAGATTCAAATATTTTAGTAGATAAAAATGAAAAAACTAGATTAATAGATTGGGGTCTTGCTGCAGAATATACACCATTTAAAGATCATACATTTCCAAGTTCATGGAGAAATCGCCCATTTCAATTTAATGTTCCTTTTTCAGTGATTTTATTTTCTGATAGTTTTGTAGAAAAATATTCAAAATTTTTACAGGATGGAGGTAAACCAAACAAAATAGATCTTAAACCATTTGTTATTGATTATATTTCTTATTGGATGAAAGAAAGAGGTGCTGGTCACTATAAATTTATTAATGAAATAATGTTTGAATTATTCAGTCACTCCATTACAACGTTATCACAAAAATCTAAACCTCAAATAGTAGAAACACAAATTACCATGAATTTTATTATAAATTATATTGTAAATGTATTGATACATTTTACAAAATCTGATAATAATGTAAAAGAAAATTTGCGTGATTATTTAGATAATGTATTTATAAAAATAGTTGACATTTGGGGATTTATAAGTGTTTATTTTGTTTTTATTGAAATATTATCAAATAATTATTCTAACTTAACAAAACAAGAAATGAATATATTTAATAAATTAAAGTATATATTTATAGAATATTTATATAATCCACGACATGAACCAATTCACATAAATGAATTATATTCAGATTTAGAAGAATTAAGTTCGTTGTTTAATAATATACTGAATAAAAAAATAGAAAATGCTAGAGGAATAAAAAATATAAAAAAAAATACTTTTACAAAAAGCAATATTTCATTTAGACGAAGACCTAAACAAAAAAGATTTAATAAACCCTTTTTACTTTCTTTACAATAAATATTATATATATATATATATGTCTATAAATCTATTTAATGAACTATGTACACCTGCAAAAGTGTATTTTATACTTCAGACTATAATAATAATTTTTGGAATGTTCCAAGGGACAACCGCTATGAGTTTATTAATTAACATTATATTTGTTTTAGTATGGACATATATTTTAGGATGGATTTGTAAAAAAGGTTTTAACATTGTATCTTGGATTTTAGTTTTAGCGCCTTTATTGATAGTTCCTATATTTTTGATGATGTTTATATCAAAAAATTCTACTTCAAATAAAAAATCAGAAACTAAGTAATAAAAAATCAGAAACTAAGTAATAAAAATATCTGAATAATATATAAAATGAATAAGGTATTTAGAACTTTATGTACTCCTGCGAAAATTTATTTTGGAATAGCTGTTATTGCGTCAATTTTTGCATTATTTAGAGGTTTTACATTTGGTGCTGTTTTTATGAAATTATTTTTTGCATTTGTATGGACCTATATTTTAAGTTGGTTATGTAGTAAAGGATTTTCTTCTATTTCTTGGTTTTTAGTATTACTTCCTTATATTGTTATTTTTTTGGCTGTGTCAAGAATTGCAAATATTAGTCAACATAAAATTATCTTTAGAAATGTTGGATTACAAGGTGCTTATGGTGAAGAAGCAATGGAAAATATGAATCCTACTAATCCTATGAATCCTATGAATCCTATGAATCCTATGAATAATATGAATCCTATGAATTCTATGAAAGAAGGACTCAGAACTAAAGAAACGTAAACCGACTTAATAATAAATAATTTTATAAAATAAATTATTTATTTATTCACTAGAAAAACATGTTTGTTATATATATGAGATTAGAAATATTTGTAATAGGTATAACTGCTTTTTTTATCTATAATGCATATACAGATGGGAAATATACGAAAATATTATTATCTTTTAAAAAATATTATAAAATGATTTTTTATACAGCTTTAGGAATAGGTATTTATATATTATTAAAACGTAATCCTAGTCAAGGTAGAAACATGTTATTATATGCAAATAATATGGTTAAATTTATGCCTATTGATAAAACATCAATGGATATGTTGAGTCCAATTATTGATTATACATCAAATGATTCAGAAGGTCGTTCTTTTATGGAATCACTCAATGAATTAGACCCTTCTAATTTAGGTTCTGGTTTTTCTTCAGAGCAAAGAATGATGAACTCTGGTAAAAATGGTACAAAACGTTCTGTAAGTGAAACTAAGAAAAAATATGTAGCTTCAAGTCAAGAGTGGAAATGTGGCAATTGTAAGCAACAATTAGATCATACATTTGAGATTGATCACAAATTAAGATTAGAATATGGAGGTGGTAATGAAGTGCAAAATTTAATAGCGTTGTGTAGAAATTGTCATGGAAGAAAGACTGCTAGTGAAAATATGTAATTATTTTATGTATATCATTAAAAAATATTTTGCTATTGTAATATATGGATAACACAAATAATAATGAAAATGTATTGCCTAATATTGAAATGCCCAAAATATTTTACGTAATTCTTGTAGTTATTTTTATTTTAATTATTGGATTACTTTTAATATATTTTAAAGTAAATTTTGCCCTTAAAAAAGGAAAATCAGATCAACAAATTAGGAATAATGTTTTATCAACATTTTTTTTCTGTTTAATTATTATTTGTATATGTTTATTTTTTATACCAAATTTTAAAGATTTAAAAAAATTATTTTCACAGATAACTAATGTTACTTATGTTATTTTATATACCATAGGATTAATCATATTTTTTGGATTTGTATCACCTATTATTATTAATGATTACGCTTATATTATTCTTCCTATTTTTGCAATTATAGGATCATTTGTCTTTTACAAATCACTCTCTTATAGTTATATAGATGAATTTAATATTAACTATGAAAGAATTAAATCTGTTATATTATTTTTGTGTTTAATCACTATATTTATTCTTTTTTATAATGCAGATCCTGGAGGTTATATTTCAAAATATTTTGGAACTTCTCTTTTATTGTCTATTTTGTTGGGTGTTTTTGGATTATTATATTTAATTATTGTTATGTCTTTACCAGATACTCTTGAAAAAAAATCTGACAAAAACTTACTTAATAAATTTTCATCTTTTTCAAACTATCTAGGCATTAGCTATATGATATTTTTGATTATGTTTAGTATTATGGTGGGTATTTCATATAGTAAAAATACTTTGAGTAATGAATCTAATTCTGCATTGTTTACGATTGGATTTGTTATTAGTATTTTATGGGGCATTTTGGTGGTTATAAATAGTTTTCCTGGGTTAGTAGACAAAACAATATTTACCGATAATTTGAGTATTTTTAAACGTTCTTTACTGATTTTATTTGGAATTGTTGTATCAGGTTTATTTATTGCTTGGATTGCTACAGCAATACAAGATTATTCTGGACAATCTAGTATCGCTTTTTTAATTTTAAATATTGCGATTATTATTATTGTGTTAGGTTTATTATATAGAATAATTAGCGTTCCATTACCAGTTGGTAATGATAAGAAAAATGCTTTTGTAAATTTATTCATGAATATTTTATTTTATATACCTTGTTTTTTCAATGAAATTTTTGATTCCACTGGTAAATTATTTACTGGTGACTATAGTGGTGAAACTGGTTCATTATTAATGCTTATTTCTATATTTGTATTATTTATTATTTATTTTAAATTGCCATCTGTTTTTAATATTATTAATAAACAAGGTGGTAAGCAATTAGTAAATAAACCTGTAAATACAAATTCAGAATATGCATTAGGTACTTATAAAGATTTAAATGAAAGTGAACAATATGACTATCAATATGGTATATCTTTTTGGGTATTTCTTCATGCAGCACCTCCAAATATGAACGCAAATTATAATAAATTTACTTCTTTATTAAACTTTGGTGAAAAACCAAATGTTCTTTATAATGGTAGTACCAACACACTCATGATAACAATTTCAAAGATTGATGACAATAAAACAGATACTATGAATAAATTAAATAATAAACTAACAGACTATGATGAAAATGGTAATCGTATTCTTTACAAAAATGAAAATTTCTTATTACAAAAATGGAATAATATTATTATTAACTATAGTGGAGGTGTGTTAGATATATTTTTGAATGGAGAGTTAGTAAAATCAAATATAGGTGTAGTACCCTATTATACATTAGACAATCTAACTATAGGTGAAAATAATGGAATTGAAGGCGGTATTTGTAATGTAGTTTATTTTAGTCATCCATTGACTACTACAAATATGTATTATTTATATAATATGGTAAAAAATGAAACACCACCTCTTCTAAATAATTCAATTGAAACAATTCTGGTTAAAAAAATAAATGAAATACGTTGATAAAGTGGTAAACTATGTATTATAATTAAACTATGTATTATACATTTTTTATTTAAAAAATAATTTTATTTAAAAATTTTAAATGTATATTATATAATGAATCCCTTAACTATTTTATTTGTTATTCTTGTAATTGTATTAGTTCTTATGTTTATAAGATATTTTATTGTTGATCCATATACTCTTCAAAATATTCAAAGTGGTAAAGATGCATCCACTATTGCTGCATCTTCTTTAGCCAAAAATGGAGAAGCAGAGGCTAGCAATTTTGCTTATTCTGTTTGGTTTTATGTAAATGATTGGAATTATCGTTATGGTGAACCTAAGGTAATTCTTGGTAGAATGGGTGCTAACAGTCCAGATGGTAAAGGAACTATAGAAGGTATTAGTGGAATAAATCCTTGTCCTGCAATTGTATTAGGTGCAGTTGAAAACAATGTAGCCGTATCTTTAGCATGTTACCCAGGTGCTGAGACATCAACTACTAACAGTATTATTCATACATGTATGGTAGCAAATATTCCTATTCAAAAATGGGTAAATTTGGTTGTCAGTGTTTACGGACGATCTATGGATCTTTATATTGATGGAAAATTAGTAAGGACGTGTTTGTTACCTGGTACTGCTCAAATTAATAGTAGCTCTGATTTATATGTTACACCAAAAGGAGGTTTTGATGGATGGACATCTAAAATACAATACTACCCTAATGCATTGAATCCTCAAGAAGTTTGGAACATTTATACAGCAGGTTACTCAAATAAATTAAATATATTTGGAACATATCAAGTTCAGGTAGCAGTAATGGAAAATGGAAATGAAAAAAGCAGCATTACATTTTAATTTTTTTATATAATTTTTTATATAATTTTTTATTCATTTTATATATAATATATATATAGAATGAACACATTTTCAAATAATAGTCCATTAAATTCTATGTCAAATTCAATATCACAACTAAATCCATTCTCTAATAGTGGTTATAGTAATTCAGCAGCTTTTGGAGCTTATGGTAGTTCTAGTTTTATGCAATCAAATAGTTTAGTATCAAATTTCGCATTTTTATTATTGGTGATATTTTTATTTATTATAATATTAAGAGTTGGTATTTCTAGTATAGTATATTTTATGAAACCGAATGATTCACCTCATATTATTGACGGAATGGTAGATGCAAAACAAATGATGATATTTCAACAAGATCCTTCACAGAGTGGTGCTAAAACTGTTTATCGTTCTGTAAATGAAAATGATGGTATTGAATTTACATGGTCAGTATGGGTTTTTATTAATACAATGACAACTACAGAAACTTATAAACATGTATTTAGTAAGGGTAATTATACTATTGGTTCCAATGGAATGATGGACCCTAACAATGCTCCTGGATTATATATTGCACCTAATACAAATACTATGGTCGTCGTTATGAATACATATCAGGTAATTAATGAAGAAATCACTATTCCAAATATACCTATTAATAAATGGATAAATGTTTTAATTAGATGCCAAAATAATACATTTGATGTTTATATTAATGGAACTATTTCTAGAAGTATTAATCTTATTGGTGTACCTAAACAAAACTATGGAAATGTTTATGTAGGTGCAAATGGAGGTTTTGATGGATATGTGTCTAATTTATGGTATTATAATTACGCTTTAGGAACTAGTGCTATTCAGAAAATAGTTGAAAAGGGACCAAATATTAAGATGGTTGGAAGTAATGGAATGAATGATTCAATGTATAATTTCTTATCACTACGTTGGTTCTTTTATGGAGCAGGTAATGGTTTCAATCCAGATGCGCAAGATTCATCATCCACCTTTTAAAAAAGGTGGAGCCAAAATAAGACTCCTGTAGTAGGGACTTAGATATGTTGATAAATATATTTAGAAAAAATAAATATATATTTATTTATTTTTGGCTCCACCTTTTTTAAAAGGTTGATTATATATGTCTAACGCTAGTTATTTACCCCAACCAGCTCGTGTATGGAGTCGTGTTCAAAGTTCATGTACTTTTTTAAATCCGAATGACGATTATACAAGTGGAACATCTGTATTTACTAGACAACCTATTTCTTATGCACAAGGTGTTTATGAGTTACAATTATTAAATAAGGGAAATATTTTGCAATATAAAGCAAATAGTGCACAATTAACCAAAAAACAAAAATATACACAATTAGCCAAAGGATATGGACCAAATAGAACAAAGGTATTTGCTACTCAAAGTGATACATATAGTAATCCTAATACTACAGGATTATTACGCGTGGGTTCTACAACTATTCCTTATCCTAACCAGATTGTTGGACAACCTAATAATCCATCTGGACCTTACCAATATGATGTACCTAATCCTAATAATTGTAACACTAATGGATCTTTGGAAGATGGTGGTACTTTAGTATATGGAACTTATGTGAATCCATGTTCTAATCAAATTATTAAAGAATGTATTCGTTCTCCTGTTATATGTAACTCTAGTACTGCTTCAGATGTACCTGGAAGACCTGTCGCTTTATGTTGGAACCCATCTTTAGAATCATGGTTTCCAAAACCCCGATATGTTATGAATAATAGTACAGATAAATGGCCTATTAACTATAAAGGATTTGTGAGTGCATTAAAGCCAAATCCACCAACAATTATTAGTTTGAATGGACTAACTTTATCGTGGACTTTTACAAATAATTGTGAAGTTCCTATTTCTAGTTTTAGAATATTTGTAAATGGACAATTTTTTACTTCAGTTGTATATACCATTACTTCTTACATATTTAGCTCATTGAATGTAAACGATACAATATATATCACATCTGTTAGTAGAAATATTGAATCTGAACCTTCAAATATTGTAGTTTATTTATAACATTGTAGTTTACTAATATAAAATTTTAATATGTGTTTTATATTAGTATATGTCATATTTTCAAGTAGACTGTGATACATCAAATATTTTATTGAAAAAAAACGACAATATTATATCCATAGCTATTACGTCGTTATTGTTGAACAATGGAGACGATGTTGTTCATGCAGATGAATTTGAAACACATCAACAACAAGTAAATTATCTTGATTCTATAAAAGATGGAGCAAATGTTTTTCAACTACAAGGTCTTAAAATATATCCAAAGTCAGGAAATATAACATTTGATAATCTCAAAAAATTTGAACATGATATTTTTAAAATACGTGCAGATTATTTAACGCATACTACTTGGTTAAAAGTAAAAAAAGGTTCTCTTCTTGATGAAGGTAAAAATTATCAAGCATGTCTATGGGAATCTGGTCTTGGTTATCAAACTTATTTAGCAGACCCAGATAATGTTACAACCATAAAAACATTTGGTTCTTTCATAGATCCTCTTGAAAAACAAAATGCTGAAGAAGTATGGCCTCCAATTAATTCCACAATAGAACTTACAAAAAATTTCATGAAACTTGTTGGTTATGGTGAAAACTCTTCCATTACTGCTACTGCTACAGACGAGAAAAAATTTGAATATAAATTAAATATAGGTTGTGGGATTGAATGTAACACTACTGCAAATGCTTGTACTTTAATAAATAGTCCGGAAAGTAATAAGTACTTTGCAGGTAATAATGTTAAAAATGAATTTCTTAAAACAGATGCGACAACAAAAGAAAAGGTAAAATTTATTGTATTAAAAGGGTGGGGTGATAAAGTTCAAGTTCTTATTTACTTAATATTATTTCATTTTTATAATGAAGGTAATGTTGTAATGACTACTTGTGACATGGTAGTTTTTATGTTATGTTTGAATTTTGCAATACCATGTATATACACAGGTGCATATAGACCAAAAGATTTAATTTTAGAGGATGGTAAAAAATATTATTCAATATTAGAATATAAACCAACTAACGAACCATATAGAGACGCATTTAACAAAGTAGATCGTAAATTAGAAGGGGTTTATAAAGAAAATAATTCTTTTATTACTGCTATTAAATCTCTAGTAGATAATCCAGATACACCTATTCGTGTAGGTGGTAGTGATCTAATTTTTTCAAAAGACTTTTATCAGGCTACTTTATCAGATATTCAAGTAATACAAGAAAATCTTTCAGAAAATATAACTGAACTATTAAATGAATATATAAACTATAATGAATACACTGGAACTACAAATATTATAGCTATACTTAATACAGAATTTGAAAAAATTCAGAAAGAATATTTACTTGTACCATTTTTAAAGATTAAAAAAGGAACAAAAAATACAATAACAATTCTTTCGACAAAATCATATACTGCACAAAAACCTGCAAATAATGAAAAACCAAATGTTTATAAGTTACTGGAAGAAAAAATAACTAATCGTAATCGTGATAAAGAATCTAAACAAAGTTTTTTAGATTTAGCAAATAGATATTTTAAATCTAGTAGTGGTGGTGGAAAAAAATACGAACAAAAAGGTGGTTCATTATCAGATTCTGATATTGAAAAATTATTTCCTGCAGATGAAGATAACATATCTTTATATGAATATATTACAAATGAAGATATTGAAAATGATTCTATTTTATATAAAGATGAAAATACTAATGCACCATTATTTAATCCTAGTATATATGATTCTACAGAAAAATTTAACTTATTAAAAGAATTAACTGATACATTCGACAATATTTTATCAAACTCTGAATATAAAGATTTTGAGAATTTTGAGAATTTTTATAATACTATTTATACACTTTTTGTATATGAATCATATTTGAATGGTTGTGCAAATGATGTCTTTACACAAAGTGATTTAAAAAGAATTATACAAGAGTATGCATTAGAAGAACCATCTTATGCATTAGAAGAACCATATTATGAATCAGGTATAGATTCACCTACAGGAATTGATCAACTTGATATGATTGAGGAATCAATATATAGAAATAGAAAAAGAAAAAGAGGAGGTTCAAAAAGAAAAACAATAAAGAAAAAAAATAAAAAAACAAGAAACAAAAAATCCAAATCTAATAAAAAAACAAGAAAACATTCTATAAAATACAAAAAGAAATCTATCAAAAAATAATATAAAAATTATATTTAAAAATTTTATATTATTTTATGCTCTCAAATTAGGATTGATACATATTTCTTGACTAGGGAATATATCTCCCGACATACATTTATCATTTTCGCCTACTTTAGAGCAAGTTCTATATCCTCTATCTTCTCCAATAAAACACCATCCAGCCTTACCTGTCTCATGTATAGAACTAGACGCTTGATGTGGTTCATATTCATCGTCTTTTTTATTATTTGAACTGTTAAGTGCTTTATTTAAATTACTTTTAGATTCTTCAATTTCTTCTTTATCTTGAACCGGTTGAGAAGAAACACTACTCTTTGAATTATTAGGTGTAATATTTTGAACTGCAGATAAACCTGTATTTATACCAGTTGCTAGACCACTTGTAACAGCTTTTCCTCCTTCGGCAGCTACATCAATGGTTTGACTAGCGGTTCCAATAGTTATACCAAGAAATTTTTTAAAAAGAGGTGCAAGAATATTACTTACATCTTGTGTACCTTGTGCTAAATAAGAAAAAATATTAAATCCTAAAAAAGCCAAAATTAAAATAATCATTAGCCATGTAAGCCAACTAATACTTGATATGAACCCAAATATTCCTGAACCTGTTTCCGTAGCAGACTTTGTAACACTTTCTACTGATTTTGACGCAGAATCAGATAAAGAATCACTAACATTAGGCGTTGTTTTTGTCAATTCTAAAATTGAATCAGATAAACTTTTTGTTTTTGTATTTTCCATTATAATAAAAATATATATTAATTTTTAGTATAATTTCGCAGCAGTTTTAGACCTTTAATATTTCTCTCTTTTCTTTATTTGAAAGTCAATAAATATAAAAATTGATTCAAGTCACCTAAAATTTCATCACGAATATTTAATAAATCTGTATTTGTCATTTGTTTCAAAGCCTTGTTATAATTTAAACTAGTCAAGTATCCTTTAAATGATTGTATTTTCTTTTTCAAATCTTCTGCACTTGACAAATCAATTAGTTTAATACTTTTTTGTTTTGTTAAATCTATTCTTTCTCCAGATTTACCTAAAAGAACTTCAATAAAATGATCAATATTTTCATTCAACTTGCTATATAATTCATCGGTTGCCTTGTGAGTTGGGTAACTATGAGTTTTCCAATGATATAATTTTATCATGAGTAACATTTCTAAAAAGGTAATTGTAATTTCTTTTTGGAAAGAAGACAAAGTAGTACTACCTGATAAACGTAAAGTTCTATTGTTTTTATTTGTTTTTTTTTTAATACTTGTAGTTTTATAATATTTTACCATATATATATATATACTTTAAAAATTTTCCACCTTTTCCACCTTTTAAAAAGGTGGAGCCAAAACCAACAATTTACACTTTCTCTAAATAGTAAACCTTGTTGATTTTAAATTTCACCATCATAGAAGGTTTTGGCTCCACCTTTTGAAAAAGGTGGAATTAGACGCGAGGTATAAAACTTTCTCCAAATGAGTTCATCTTTTCCAATTTCTCAATCGTTTTTTCTAAATTATATGTCTTCACATCATTGAACAAATAAGCAGTCCCTGGTGTTTCTTCATTCTTTTTTATTTGACCATATATGGTATCTATTTTCTTCATAATGTTACTCACTATTTCCTGTTGTGATGCGCGTATGATTTCCTCTGTATTGTTAATATTTTCGCATAATATAGATGCCGCAAAGTATAAAATATTTCGCCTTTTTCTGTGAGAACCAGAGTTATATTTCAGTGTAAACAAGCTGAATAATGAATCCATCACTTTTTTAATAAATTTATCTCTCTTTTTAGCTTCATTGAAAAATAAATTCCATATTAACCAAATAATTTCTTTTTGCAACTTTGTATTTACCTGTGGATAATTTCTTCTTTCACATCCAAATTTGTCCTTTTTATTTTTACAAATTGTCTCAAACTCTATAACCCATTCAATCCAATAACATGCATTCATTATATTTTTTCCTTCTTCTGAAATATTAAATCCAATTTCATTAATTGCTGGAAATAATTCTTTTGGGTCTTCATCTAAAAATATTTCCTGTGCATATTTATTACTAGATGCCTTAAATTTGTCTCTTAATTGAGTCATATCAAAGTCTTCTTTTTTAATTTTAATATTATCAAAACTATGTTTCCTTTTTGCATCACATAAAACACACATAATTTCAGCGAAAATACGTCGTACTTTACTATTATTTCTCATTCTCAATTCATCGGCAGTATACCCATTAGTAAGTATTTCTTTAAAATTTTGAATTCTTAATTCAAGATAAACCGCTATTTTAGGATTTCCTAAATGAATATGTTTTGTATAAAAAAATAAAATGATTTCCAATAGGTCGCTATATTGCCCTGCACAAATCAATTCTGCACTCCAATAACACGCTGGCTCTATTTTGGAATTAATTAAACTATTTAGCAATTCTTTTTTAACATCTGTTTTCTTAAACTTTGAAAAAGAAACCCCTTTAAAATCTCCAATAGTTCTAATATCATTAATTTCTGTATCTCCCATATAATTAAAAAATATACAAAAAAAATAACAACAATACATATAGATGAAAATACTTAAATCAATTACTAATTTTTATAATAAGTTATCACCTTTTGGCAAAATATTAATTTTTTTAGCGATTATTTTGTCCCTTGTTATCATGTTCAAAAATAATGTTTCAAAGGAAGGTATGGTTGACAATACCAAATTTTTAATAAAAAGTGGTGATGCTATTTATGATGATTTTTATGCCGGTATTTATGATTATTTAGTATTTAGTAGTGCAAAAAATGACTATGAAGTTGGTACATTAATTAATTCAACAAACCCATCAGAAACCAGTATTATTGCTGACATAGGTTGTGGAACTGGACACCATGTAGATGCATTAAAAAAATTTAATGTAATTGGTGTTGATAAATCAGTATCAATGATTGAAGCAGCTAAAGAAAAATTCCCAGATAATAATTTTATAGTAGGAGATGCTTTGGATAATGGATTATTTAAAATAAATTCGCTTACTCATATTCTTTGTTTTTATTTTACTATTTACTATATGAAGGATAAGCATCGTTTTTTTGACAATGCTATGAATTGGTTGATGCCTGGTGGATATCTTATCGTTCATTTAGTAGAGAGAGAAACTTTTGATCCAATATTACCTCCAGGTAATCCGTTGTATATTGTGAGCCCACAAAAATATGCAAAGGAACGAATTACTGATACAAAAGTAACATTTGAAGATTTTGTATATACTTCCAAATTTAAATTAGATAAAGATAAAGATCTCGCCACATTTGATGAAAAATTCAAATATAACGATGGCAGAGTTCGTAAGCAACAACAGGTACTTTATATGGATGATACATCTACGATTATAAATATAGCACAAGATGTCGGTTTTATTTTGCAATCCAAAGTAAATATGGTAAAATGTGGTTATGAAAGTCAATATTTATATATTTTTGTAAAACCATCGTAAAGCGAAGCGACTGGTAAAGCGAAGCGACTGGTAAAGCGAAGCGACTGGTAAAGCGCAGCGACTGGTAAAGCGCAGCGAACTGATCTTGAATAATCATATAAAAACTTATATAAATATATACTTGTATTAGTATTTATGTTATCAAAAATTGTAAAAATAAATGGAATATATAATATTTTATCTGCTGTAAGCATTTTAAAAATGGTTAATATTCCTATTTTACAAACAATTCAATTACAAATGTTTATCTTAAATAATAATAATGATATATTTGAGAGATTTCTTGCCTATTGGATATTCACTTATGGTATTATTCGTATAAAATATAATTTTTTAGTCCCATATTCTTATTATATAGAGGCACTTTTTATCGCCAATGAGTGTCTAGTGCATAAAACAATTATTTTTGAAAAAGGTATTTTTGTTATCATTACTTCTGTATTATTAGGATACTTTGTAGAATTAGATTTGAAAAATTATAATATATAAGATAAATATTCTAAAATATTATTCTCTCCAATATTATGTTAGAATATTTATCTTATATATTATTTTTTAGTACTCTCATTATTTTATTAGTATACGGATATATCCGAATCAAATTTGGTTTCTGGGCTTTACAACCTGTTTTTCACATATATGACATCGGATATCTAATAAGAACTCCAGGAATAATTGACCATGAACTTCCAAAAAAAAATAAATATACTAATTTCAAAAATATTGAAACAATATTGTTTCCCGATTTAACCAGTCTACAAACGCAACGATTTGTTAACTTGATTAAGGCAAATTATTTGCAAGATAAAGAAAATGTATTCAATCCTCAGACAGAAAATATCATACCCTATTTAAAAGGTCATAATGATAAAACATTTATATCTTTATACAATGAAGAGTTATTACGTATGGACTTAAAAAAAGGCACTACCATAAGTTCTGATAATATAATTGGAGTGATGACAACACGACCAGTGCATATTGCAATTCATAATGGTAATAAAGATGCTAAATTTGACGCATATTATGTTGATTATTTATGTGTAGATAAAATGCACAGAAAAAAAGGAATAGCACCACAACTAATACAAACTCATCATTATAATCAAAGATTATTGAATAAAAACATTGTTGTTTCTCTCTTCAAGAGAGAAGATGAACTGACAGGGATTGTACCTTTAACAATATATTCAACCTATGGGTTTTCAGTAAAGACATGGACAAAACCAGAAGATTTGTCAGCAGAATATACACTTTTAGAAATCAATGCACAAAATTTACATTTCGTGACAAATTTTATAAGAGAGAGAGAAGCAAACTTTGATATATCTATATGTGTAGAAGTGACTAATATTATAGAATTAATCAAGACAAAAAATATTTTTGTTTATGTAATATTATCTGAGGATAGAATTATATGCGCATATTTTTTTAGAAAATCCTGCATACAAGTTGAAAAAGGAATGGAAGTACTGACATGTTTTGCATCTATTTGTGAGTGTGATTCAAATATTTTTATACAAGGATTCAAAATAAGTTTTTGGAAAATTGCAGCCGAAAACTTTTTTGGATTTTCTGCCATTGAAAATATTTCACATAATAACATCATTATTGATAATATTATACTAAAAACTAGACCATCTATTATTAGTCCTACTGCATATTTTTTCTATAATTTTGCTTACCCTACATTTCAGTCAAATAAAGTACTTATAATTAATTAATTTTTATTTTCCACTATCAGAACCAGAACCCTTGTCTTCATCTTCTACCTTTTCTGATTCCTTGGTATTACAGTCTTCGCAATATTTACCAAGATCAATATATCTCCTACGCTGTTCTTTACCAAGACTCTTGCATTTTCGCATAATATTATTTGTTAGATTTAAATTTTGTGTATCATTCTTTAACTCTTGAGTAGTCTGAAAAACTTGCGCACCTTGTTCCAATAAGAAAATTTGATTCTTTTTATTATAAAATAATATTGGGTTATCATCTTCGTCCATTTCAATAATACCACAAGTACAATAATCCATATGAACAACATCATTACCTTTTTTGCAACGATTATCAATACAGTCAACATCATTCATATAATCTTCAAAAAAATCTTGCGCTTCTTCTCTGGTATTAAATAGAAAAATCTTTGGAGGATTAATTGTAATTGATGTAAGTCGTAATCTAGTAGATTCATCTTCATAATATTGAAAATCATAACAACCGTTGTGTGTATTATGAATAATAATGTATTTTACCATCTATGTTATATTTCTATATCATCTTTGGTTTAAATCGTTTTGTTAATATTTATTTTTTGTTTATATTTATTTTTGTTTATTAAATTAAAATACATATATATATATAATAATATGTATCATTTATTTGGTTCAATAATATTGAAAACAATTGATCCTTATTATAGAAGACATCTTACAAGTAATTCTTTAAATTCTACGGATTATATGTATCTAGAAACATTTATTTATACATTTGTTCTTATTCTTTTTATTAGTTTCAAATACGTTTATAATAAAAAAGAAACATTTGAATCCTTTAAAAATTTACAAAGTATTAAAATAAGAGATGTTATATTTATGTCTATTGCTTCTTTCTTTTTTATATACTCTACTCTTATTATTTATGAGAATGAACATAAAAACACAGCATTTTCAAATGGTATACTTCTAAGAGGAGGAACATTAGTAGGAATATTATTAGTAGGAATATTATTCTACAAAGAAAAATATACTTGGAAACAAGTGATTGGAATTATATTTACTTTTATTGGGATTTATTTATTGTTGAATAAATAATTTATATTCTAATGCCGAATTTATATTCTAGTTGAGTTATTATTTCTTCAGTCAATTGCAATGTTATTTTTACTTGAAATATATCATCATTTACATCATGATGTATTGTTTTATTGAAAACTATTGTATTATTATCCAAACGTGTAAATATATTCGGATTTATATATAATATAATAGTAGTTGTATACCCTTCTTTTGGTACATATATCAGTCTATATTTTATAATTGAACCATCTAATTCATTATATTCAAACTCATTATATACGGTTGGATATGATATACCTTGCCATTCTATATTTCCACTAATAATATCTGGATATTTAATCGGAACCAGTTCTATTTTATTTTCAAATGTTTCATGATAATGATTCCATCCAGAAGAATATATTTCTCCATTTATTGTGTTTGGTCCTAATAATATCATTATTATTAATATAATAATGTCTTTAAATATATTGAAAATTTAATTATCTTATATATTTACCCGCACGTACAAAAGTATCTGCAATAAATATCATAAAAATACCTAAAAAAGAATATAAAATAACCTCTTCTGTTACATTATTAGTTCTCTCATCTTGTTGATCTTCTAATAATGTAATCATATAGTTCATCTTTTGTAACAAAATAGAATCTTCATTTACAGGATTTTTATAATTTACTTGACTATAATAAGGTTTATTATTAATATTTGTATGAGAAGTTTGTTTTTGTTGTGGATAACCTGGTAATACACTCTTATAATATTCTTCGTTTTTTTTTTCATCACCATAATTGCTGTAGTCATTTAAATCTAATTGATTATCTCCTTCATAAGTAGGTTGAGGTGTCCGTCCTAATGTCCTAAACATTACATCATTGCTCATATTTACCATAGATTCAGTATCTTGTGTGTTTTTTTTAGATTTTTCTTCTTGTTCTTTCGTTTTCTCTACGCCTGCAGATTGAGTTTTTGGAGGAAATACATCAGCATCATCATCATCATTCGTATTATGCAGTTCCTCTAAAATGGCAGGATTTAATTTATTTTGAGTTGATTTATTATTTATGAAACTATCTCGTCTTTTGCGTGTTGAATTACGTGATTCTCGTCTTTGATTTATACAACTTGATTGATCTGCAGAATCATAGTTATCATCATTTTCTAATGTTGAATAACCTAAAGTAGAAGACATTCTCTTATTAAAAATTTAGATAATAATTTGTAAAACAATACAATAAAAATAAAAATATATATGAATATTTATATGGACATTAAATTTATAAACAAGTATAAGTTTGGTATAGTAGCATTAATGTTTTTTATTCTGTTAGTAAGCCAAGAAAAAACACTTAATTTCTTAACCCATACCATTTTAGGACGTTTATCGTTAATTCTTCTTCTTTTAGGAGTTTGTTGTTTAAATATTGCATTAGGAATTGTAGCAGTTTTATTTATTGTCATTATGATAAATAAGGATGATACTTTTTATTTAGAAGCATTTAATCCTGAAGATTTGACAAAGAATCAAGAATCAATATTACAAAAATTCCAAGATAAATTAAAATCTAATAAGGAACAAGAACATACAATTGCATCTACATCTGTATCAGCTGCAACAAATGCTACAACAGACACTTTTAGAGGAGGTCGTGAAGGATTCAATATGAATGAGAGAGAAAGAACTATGCAACTTGGTAAAAAATCAAATGAAATTTCTGTAAGTAGTACAAGTCAAAATACAGATAATGTTGAACCTTCTGACAGAAATATGTTATCTAGTACACCCTCATTATTGTAATATAAAATTATGATAAAAAATTTATTTGTATGATAATTATATATGAAATATTTATTATATTACTGTTTTTTAATTTTGATTATTCTATTTTTTGCATATATAAATTCTAAATCAAAAGAGTCTTTTACATCAGTAATTAATGGTTTTTATAGACCTATTATTAGACATACTCGTTTAGTTGGAGAAGGATATAATAATAAAATTACAGATTATGTAAATAAAACTAAAAGAAATATTAATAATTTTTTTGCGAGATTTGGGTTTTCATAAAACAAAAATATAATAATATGTTATTTTAGTAAATGAATCAAAATCCACTTCTAATAAATAATCAAAATCCTGTAATAAAAACTACTGGAGGAGTAGGTAAAACTACTATATTTACACCTTTATTTAATGCAACATATTTTGTAAACCATCATATCATGTATATGAATAATAGTAAATTTTTTGCCGGAGTTGTTATGATTTTACTTAACGTTGGATCTAAATTTATTCAAATACAATTTAGCAAATCAACAGAAGAATATATGAAATGGTCTGTCAGTAAACAACTTTTAATTTTTGCAATGGCGTGGATGGGTACTCGTGACATATATACCGCACTTGGATTAACTGCAGTATTTACTATTTTATCTGATTATTTATTCAATGAAGAGAGTCATTTATGTATTGTACCTCATAAATATCGTATTTTACATAAATTGATTGATACAAATGATGATGGTGTTGTCACAGATATTGAGATGTCTACAGCATTTGCAATTTTAGAAAAAGCCAAAAGAGAGAAACAAAGAAAGCAACAAAAAGAGGCCTATAAAAATTTTGAGTTTGAAAAATATTCTCCTGTGCCAGTTTAATAGATAAATCAATATGATTTTATTATATTGATTTATTTCAGATTTTTTATAATTGTTTGCGTGTTTTTTTGTTTAATCCTCCTCTTATCCTTCTTGTATTTTGATAACGATTATTTTGATAACGATTATTTTGATAACGATTATTTTGATAATAACGATTATTTTGATAACGATTATTTTGAGAACGATTATTATTATAATAACGATTATTTTGAGAACGATTATTTTGATAAGAATTATTTCTTTGAGTATTCTGATATTTTGGTATAATAATATAAGGTTGGCCAATAAATTCTGACCATGATTTTCGTACATCTTCCCATCTGCTATCACATTTTAAAGAAGATAATTTTTCTTTTGAAATATTTTCTCCTGGATATAATTCTAATGCAATATTAATATTAAATGCTAGTTTTGACGGGTCATATTGATCTTCACTTTTTATCATACGACTTGCTAAATAAGGTCTTGTGTTATTTTGAGAATAATAAGGAGATCTTTGATAAGAAGAAGGAAAAAAAGAAGGATGAGCACCACCTCTTGAGTATTGTCCGTCAAAACGACTTGAACGGTCTGGATTTCTACGTTGTTCAGTAGGTACATAATTTGTTTCTATATTTCTTGGATTATTAGAAACAATTTGTGTGGAATTAAATTTTTGTGCATTATAATCAAATTTTCTATCAGAAAAAACTTTAGCCAAATTTTGAAAAAAATCAATATTTTTTCTATCTACATTACCTTGTGTCAGTTGTGTTTCTGCAGTTTCATATATATCGTCATAACTATGTTTAAGTGAAAGCATTTGTTCTGGTAATACAGAAAAAAGATTTTCTGCATCATCAATAATTAAATATATTGAAAAAAATATTAAAAAAATTATGTAAATCGGTGGTATTATTTCACTTTCTCTTTCAAAAATAGTGACTTTATTAGCTAATTTTTTTGTACTATTCATTATTTTACCTTCTGATATAAAAAACATTGTGAATGATAATAATTCAAAATGACCTCCTTTGTTATATAAAAATAAGTATTTATCCCAATCATTATTTTTAGCTAATGATAAACTAGATATATATGATACTCTTAGACTATTAGTATTTGTTTTTTCTATTATAATTATATTTATTTTAAGTAAATTTATAATTGCATCATATGATAATTGGTCTCCCCAATAATAAGAACTTAAAAAATATTTTTCGTAATCTCCAAATATTTGAAAAGGTTCTTCTAGGATGAAAGGTTTTCTCTCTGGTTTTTGAATTAAAAATGTATATTCATTAGATCCATCACCATAAATATCATTTGTTATATCTAAATAGTCATTCTCATCTAAGGTTGTTATATCTATATTCATTTGCCTAAGAGTTTCTATAAATTGATAATTAAGTTCATCTTTTTGAATATTTAGTCTATCGTTTAAATTACTTTTAAATATGTTATCGTTTAATTTTTGTTTGAAAAAAAATACTACTATTTCTCTTATATCTATTTGAGTAAATATTTGATCTCCGGTTCCATCGCCTTTTACAATAGAACTTTCAGGATTAGTACAATTATAATAATTAATTGCTTCTGCTATTGCTATAAAAAAACAATCGCCTCTACCAATATTCCCATTTACTTGTAATCCTGATATTAATTTATCATAAGCACTTCTGCTTATTTGTGTTCCACTTTGTATATTTACATCTGTTGAATTTTTTAACAAATTATTAACTTGTATTTTAACTTCTTCGTTATTACTATATATATTATTTATCAAAGATAACCATATTGGGGTTTTAAAAAATGATATTATTTCCTTACTTGAATTAACTGCAATTGATGGATTTAATTTTATTTTAGGATCTTTATCACAATATGGTTTTAAATTAGCAGATTGTATTTTTTTTTCTATAGGAACTGATGGTATAGGAACTGATGGTACAGGAACTGATGGTACAGAAATTTCTGTTGAAAATAAATTCGTTAAAGATTGAGTTATTGAAGATGGAGTTGTTGAAGATGGAGTTGTTGAAGGTCCACCGACTATGTCATTTTTTGGACCTGTAAAACTGGAACCATATATTATATCTGGTGAGATTTCTTCTAATTTCTTTAATTGTTCTTCGCCACTAATTAAATTTTCTTTTACAAGTTGTGAATATAAATAAGGGTCTGTTATTCTATTTGGGTCTAATTGTTCTTTTTTTTGTTTTGTATCTACTTTCCAATTACCAGTTGTCCAACGAACATCAGCAATAGTATAAGGTTTGCCGTCTATAGTAATGACTGATCCATTACCTAATATATTTTCTAGAGTAACACGAATATTATTATCTATATAACCATAACATTTTGCCAAAGTAAGTGTTTCTACTGGAGTAGCATTTGTAAAATTAATGAGTGATTGATATAATCCTTTATTAAAAAACTGCTTAGTTCTTACATTTTGTGGTACCTGTTCAATTTTTGATTTATCTAATTTTATAAGAGGATTGAATTTAACCGATGTATCATCTTTACCTGCGTCCTTCAATACCATAGATGGTTTAAAAATTATTTTTTGATATCCTGGAATACTAGTATTGATGGTAATATTCAACTGATTTGGAAGAGGAACTGAAATTTTTTTATCGGAAGAGTTGATGTCATTATTAGTTGTTATTGACATTATTCTAGTTATATTATATGTATATTTTTATCATTAAAAGAATACATAATTAAAAAATACATACTAAAATAACCAATTTTTAAATTTATTTTTTATTATTTTTTATTTTGATTACGAATAGATGCCATAAATTCTGATTGCAGATAGTCTGGTATATTATCAAAATTTACAAGTAACTGATTTAATTCATATTGTTTCTGATATATTTCAGGATTTTCTGCCATTTTTTTTTGAAAGAAATCTGGATTTTCTATACATTTTTGTGCAGTTTTTGGTCCACATTTTGGAAATATGGATGGAATATTATCACTACTATCTCCCATGATAATTTTAATTTGTAAATCTGTTTCTGGATTTCCTGTACAACCTTTACCTTCTGCAATATTTTTATATGTTAAATTATACAGATGCACATTATGAGCGCTTAATTGTAAATAATCTTTGTCGCTAGTAATAATATAAATCTCACAATTTGGATATTTTTCAACAACATATTTAACTGATAATGCGATACAATCATCTGCTTCTAAATGTGGATGTTTCAAAATAGCTTTCGCACCTCCTTCTAAAAACAAATTTTCTTCATAAACCATTTTAAAGAAAGGGCCGCCCTTGAAGTCGCCTTTTCCATTATCACGAGTTCCTTTATAAGCAGGAAAATGATTCATTCTCCAAATATCTGCTCTCTTACAGTCTTTTCCAACAATAAGAATAGGATTTATATTTTTGTCTATCTTTAATTTTTTTGGTATTTGTTTAAGATTTTCTATATGTGTTTTTTTGAATTTTGTGACAAATTCTATATTTTGAAATGGGTCATCTAATACTTCATCTGGATTAGTAATTTTCCACCATTGTAGCAAAGCATAATACCTATAGAAATTATAATAGCTCCCATCTACAAATATAAAAGTTGGATTCATATCTGTATTTGTATATGTATAAAATATATCGTTCATGTATAATAATGTATTAAGTATTTAATTCTTTTCAATTTAAAATATTTTATTTTTATATAATTTTAAGGTTTGGATTCACATTTTCAAAGGTTAATTTGCTTCAATCCTGACCAAAAATCATTATCATTTTTCTTTGCTTTTTCTGCTTGTTCAGCATAGTAAAAGGCTAATGCTGAAGACTCTTCATCCTTTTCTTTGTCTTGATGATACAATTTTCGCATTCCTTCTTCTTTACTAAGAGGTACAATATTTGAAGTATCACGATGTCTTTTGTATTCGTCAACACTATTAAACTTTTGTGTCTTTAGATAATCTTCTTCTGTCACTGGAATAACCGATTCTACATAAGCTTGTCGTAAATCTGTATATCCCATACCATCACTACTAAAAAGAGTTCCTGAAGAAAAATTGCTATCATATGCCATTAGAGAAGACCCGCCAAATGTAGAAGCATACATGTCATTCACACCTGTGTAACTTGTTAATGTTTGAACTTGTTTTTTTCTTTTTTCTATTTCTGATGCCATTTTATCTTTGGTAATATTAGGTGTAAATATAATATCATCGTCTGATTTTAGCCAATTTCCATAACCAGATTCAACTGGATCTTCTAGACGATGTTTCTCAAATTGCGAATTAAACCATTGATTAAAATTTTTTGTTTCTTTCAAGTCCTTATTTGTTTCAAACATTTTATCTAATATCTGGCCATTATCAGAGTTATAATATTCGTTTTTATCAGCTGTTTTTTTTGAGTTTGTTTTATTTTGAAATTCATAGATTCCAAGTAATTTTTTATAGGATTGAGAGAAAAACAAAAAGTATTTATTATCTAAGCGACACTTATCAGGATGTGTTTTTAATACAATTTTTTTACATTCTTTCATAATATCTTCACTTAATGTCATCGATACACGTAAGCCAAAAAGTTTGTAAAGTTCTTCTCGGGAATAGTTCTCTATATTTAAATCTAAATTTGCATAAGAATTTGAGTTATAAGTAACATTTTCTCTCTTGGATTCGTTTATAAAAGGATTAACATTAGCAAAAGGATCAGCTTTGTATCCATTATCCGTTTCTTTAATTTTAATACCTCCCTTTCGGCAATTAGTCATATTAATATTGGAAATAGGTTTATTGATATTTTGTCTCATTTATTTAATTTAAAGATTATTATTTAAATTAAAAATAGTTAATTTGTATATTATTTTATATTTTTATAATATAATGAATATAAAAAAATGGTTATTATGTGCGTTTTTATTTATGATTTGTTATTTTGTTTTACGTTGGTTAAACAATAAAAATATCGTAGAAGGTGATACTCTTGATCGTCCTATTCGTCCTCATCCTCAACGTCATCTTTAAATTCATTAGATATAATACAATTTTTGGTAATTATTACGATATAGATAAAAAAATAGAAATATATGTTTTTTATATTATTTCTTTTATGTGAATAATATAAATGTCATTAACAATTTTTCAAGGAAACGAAGGATGTTTATTTACATTAAATAATAAAAAATATATTTATGCTGGTTTACAAAAAGATAAAAAAGGTAAAGAACTGCCTACATTTTATGGATTAGATGGTTTAGACAATAATGATAAAAATAGTTTAATAAATTTTAACATAAATAATGCTATAAACGAATCAAAAATAAATCGTGATGGAGCGGTTTTAAAAATGGTAGAAAGTGCTATATATAGTGAATATAAACCAGGAATTCCTGAAAAATTAAGACTTGCTCCAGGATTTCCAGGACCAGCAGCATTTTATGAAATACCTGGAGAAGATGCAACTCCTAAAAGAATAACTAGTATTCCAACAAAAGAAGAAGAAAAAAAGATGGATAAAAATTTAAAATATGTACATAGAGTTGGATCAAATGGATCAAGTTTAAAATATATTAAAGAAGGTAAAATGAATGATATAAAAAAATTCATTAATGACTATAATAAAATGAAATTTATGGAAAAACAAAATACTGATAATCAACCAAAAACCGCTGCTATTATTGAAAAAAAAACATGGTTTTCTAGATCAAACACTGATATTCAACCAAAACCAGATAAACCAGATACACCTGATAGTTCATTAAAACCCAGTTATTTTAGTAGGGTTGGTAGTTTTATGGGTAGAAAAGGTGGTAGAACAAAAAGGTATAAAAAATTAAAACGATCTAAAACTTATAAAAATTGAATTAAATATCTAACGAAACAGTATTACTCGCGGACTTTTTATTACTGCGTCGTCCACTACGTTTAGGCATATTACCTTCTGTTTGCATTTCCTTTAGATCGTTAATACTAATAGTACTACTATCATTTATATTAGCATTTTCTACTTGAGGCTCTTGAATATTAATAGTCTTTGTTTTAAGTCCAGAGAGAATATCGCTAATATCACTTGGTCCCTTCATTTCAGGACGAGGTGTTGTCCTCTTAGTTGTTCTATCTTGTACATCTGGTCTTTCAAAATTCTCTCTTAAACTAATTCCATCATCTACAAAATTGCTTTTACTAAAATTTAAATCAGGTCTTGCATAACTATTATTACCAGATCTTCCCACTGGTGGTTGAATCGCATTAGGTCCTTGAGTAGCCATAGGTGCAGGAGGACCACGACCTTGTGGTACTTGTGGTTCTGGATTCGTGAAATTACTCATGAATCCTCCGAAACCAGGACTGCTCTGAGACATTGAATTTACTGCGGCATTTTGGAAAGAACGCATTAAATCAGGATTTTGACGCAAAATATCATCCATACCTGGCATTGCACTCTTAAACATAGTGTTACTCATATGCACCATCATTCCGCTGCCACCTAATTGAAAAAGTAACTTTAATTCAGGACCCATAGATGCCTTACTTTTGTATTTTTCATGTAGTTCCGAAAAAATTTCATCATAATCATTCAGATTTTCTTCAATTTGAGAACTCCATCCATCTAAATGAATATCAAATGGATCAAACTTGCTGTTTAAAAATTCAAGTCCATTGATAAATGCCATAAGCATATTGCCTTGAAATTTAACTGAATTTTGTTTTGTTTTTTCATCCATAATTGTTTCATATTCACCTTGCATTTCTTGTAAAGGTGAATCCATATTGTATTTTTTTGATAATTCAACACCTTTCTTTTCAAGTGCTTCCAACTTTCTTAAATATTTAAACTTTTCTCTTAACATTTCATCTTTTGATAATTTTGGTTCCATAGAAATATCTTTGTCAGGATTCATAGGAATGTCATTAAATTTACCAAATCCATCCCATGTTTTAGTATTAGATGGAATTTTTGAAGTAGATTCACCGATATTTTCATCGTCATTGCTAAATCTAACGTTTTGTTTTTCTTCAAAAAAACTACTAGGCGATGAAAATAAATCAGATTTTGGTCTATAACTATTTGATGGTGTATCCTCAACTAAATTATTTAATTCATTTTCCAAATTATTTAAATCTTCTAATTCAATTTCACTAGTTGGTTTACCATTAACCTTAATTTTATCATTCATAAGCAATTCAAGTCCTCCACCAAAATTAGATGAATTACCGAAAGCTGGTTCACTAATATCTAAGTCAGTTAGTTCTATAAACTCTGTCATTATTTCTATTCATTTATTAGAATAGATAATTTTAAGTCATACGAATTGTTAAATATATATTCCACCTTTAAGAAAGGTGGAGCCAAATCTTCCAATTTTAGTTATGTATTTCTTAAAGGTGGATCCAAATCTTCCAATTTTAGTTATGTATTTCTTAAAGGTGGAGACAAATCTTCCAATTTTAGTTATGTATTTCTTAAAGGTGGAGCCAAATCTTCCAATTTTAGTTACTATTTGGTTGGTTTTTGCTCCACTTTTTTCAAAAAGTAGATACCTTGTAAAAATGAATCAGCTAAATCATCTTTTTTTTTTATGTTTTGTAAAGTAATCTACATGTTGAGAAAATCTAAAATCATTTGTAATTGTTTCTAAACATTTTGCAATACCTAGTTTTTTTCTGTCACTATAAGTAGATTTATCTTTTTTCTCACAATCTTTCAATTTATTAGCTGATGATATGAATTCCATATGCCCTACAACAATAGATGACATAATAAAGTATTGAACAATCATTCCTTGTATTGTCTTCATTCTACTAGCAATAGTACTAATTTGATTTTCAATAATGACGTGATCAATGTTTTCTTCATTTTCAAATAATTTATTAAATTTATTTTTAATATGTAGACCTATATGAAATAAATCAACATCTGAAGCGTTAACAGATATAATATGTTCAAAATAATGACTGGATATATAGTCATGTATTTTTTTAATCAAATCAACCTTTTTACACTTTGGTTCATAGATAATCTTATGAGAATCAGCGATTTCATAAAGTTTTTGAATTTTTTGTTTATTAATAAAAGCAACCTTTTGTTCTGGTCCTGGAATTTGTAAGGTTTGTTTTTTGGAATGTTTTAAACAATAACATATATCATCTTTTTTAAATTTAGCAGGTTTATTACATTCTTTACAATTAAAAGATTCTTGTTCAGAAATATTGACAGTATCCCATTTTTTTATGAAAAAATGATCTGAATTTTCAGGTTTTTCAAAAAGACAAAATGCTAAATTTTTAATACCGACGTCAATAGAGAGAATTTTCATATAATACTAAATAATAATTTATTATTATATTGTTTTACAAATTCAATTTATATATTACTATTATTTTGATATATTATGATCTTGTTTTATATGCACTGATATTAATCTAGAATTTAATTGTTCACTGCTTAAATAAGGATTTTTTAAATCGCTATTACAATAGCCATATCCAGGTTTACTAGTATCAAAAGTATTTTTAAATGTATAAGGTACATTGCTAGAAGGTGTTCTATCAGTTTGAATATGAGGATCTAATCCTAAGTCATAACAAGCTTCGGTAGAATTATAGTTCATAATTTGAGTGCCATTTTTTTGTAAATATTGGCGATATTGCCAATTATTTTGAATACCTTCTTGTTTTTGTATTCTCTCATTCACAACTGCATCGGGTTGCCACTGGGACCACAAACGTGAATCACTCATTATTGGCGGAAAATTAAAATTAATATTATTAGATCCTGAATAACATGTTGACCACGACATTTATATAGTTACAAGATAAAATCTTTATTCAACTCCAAGCAATTTTAATAAATCATGTTTTTTTAATTTGGAAGTATCTGTTGCAAATCCTTTATCTGTGACAATGCTTTTCAGTTTTTGTAATGTAAGTTTCTTATAGTCAATAATATCATTTGTAACATCTTCTAAATCAATTTTGATTCTTTTTTCATTTTTAAAATCTTCTCCAGATTGAAAATCACTTTCTACAAGTTGTAATGATTCTTCTTCAAAATTTTCTTCATCTACTTCTGTTATATCTTGTTCTAAATTTTGTTCATCTACTTCTTTTATATCTTGTTCTAAAAGTGGGTCAAATTCTTCAATCTTTAAAACCTTAATATTATTTATATCTTCATCTTCATCATCAGAGTCATCTAATTCATCTTCATCTGATTCATCATCTTCATCTTCATCTTCATCTTCTTCTTCATCTTCATCTTCTTCTTCATCTTCATCTTCATCTTCTGATACATCAATCAGTTTAATTGATTCATTATTAAAAAAACGTTTATTTTCTTCTAAAGATGAACTACCGCCATTAAAACCATTTAATACAATTTGATTCATTCCTAATTTTACATTATTTAAATCTTCTGCTAAAGTAGAAACAATACTAAACATGGAAGAAATTTTATGATTTTGTTCTCTTGATTTACTTTCAAAATATACAACTAAAAGTGCTACTAAAAGTGCTAGAATTCCTAAAAACATTAAAAATGATGGGTTAAATAAATCTACCAATGACATTATATTACAAAGATAATATATAAATTAATATCTGAATTAACGAATTAATTTATAATAATAATTTATTTCTATAAATAATTTATTTCTGAAATAGTTCTGTCAATAATTTCTTTTGGATAATTTAAATCAGTTAAAACATTAATTCCACCTTTGACTTCAGAAATACCTTTATTCATTTTATAAGTATAAGTAAGTTTCTTATTTTGATTTAGTTGTGTTACCATTTTATAATTTTGAATAGTTTTAGTTTTTTCTAAATTTTTACAGACTTTAACAAAATGAGTTGTTAATATAGTAGAAACTAATTTATATTTTTGTAAATATAACATAAAAGATGTTGCGCTTATTTCAGCTTCTTCTGGATTTGTACCAGAATATAATTCATCAAAAACACAAAAATGTGATTGATCAGGATGTTCAGTAATACAATTTAAAATTTCTTTGCATCTTCGTGCTTCTGCTTGAAATAAACTATCTCGTCCAGAAGTGTCTGGTATATTTAAATAACAGTGAATATGATGAAATGGGGTCAAATATCCTGAATCATAAAATCCACAACCAAATTGTTGAGATAATATAATATTGATTAACGTTGATTTTAAAATAGTAGTCTTTCCAGATGCGTTTGGACCAGTAATAATTATATTTTTCTTAAGCTTAATAGTATTTTTAACAGGTTTTGAACCTTCAATACTTAAACATGCATAATAATTATTTTTAAAAACGTTAAATTTAGCATCTTTATTTTTATTATTTTTATTATTTTTATCATTTTTATTATTTTTATTATTTTTATTATTTTTATTATTTTTCTTGTCATTTGTAAAGTTAATAATTGATATTTTTCTCTCTATTATATTTTGTTGTAGTCCTTCAAAACAATCTATAAAACCATTAAATCCTAATGAATAAAGGATTGCATCATTATATGTATCATCAGTGTGTAACTCATAAAAGTATTTAAAAATATTACCAATTTCTCTGAATTTTTTAAAATTATACATGCTATATTCAGAAATACTTGACAATTTATTTTTAATATTTTTTAAAACAATGAGTTTTTTTTCAATATTTTGATTAAATTCGTTATGCGAATCAAGTTCTTTTGAAAATAATAAATAATTTTCCATAGATTGTATTGTGTTATATATATAAATTTTAATATTTGAAAAATGCTCATGAATTTTTTTCATATTATTATTAAATCTTACACATACCATAATATTTTGATAAATAGAAAATAAATAAAATCCAGCAGATATAATTATATATATTTTTTCTTGTGCGTTAATTTGATTAAAATTTGTTGTAAAAAGTTTACCAATAGAATTTGTTTGCGCAACAACTTTTAAAACATCAAAATATTCACTTATTGTCAATGTTAATCCTCTCAATCTAATAATGAAAAATGGAATTATTAAAATAAAAATTGGCATAATGAGAGAAAATATTGGTGAAAATAAATTATAAATACTAATAAATTGTAAAAATATTTCAGATGTATTTAAAAATTCTAAAATTTCCCAATCAACATAGTAATATTTCTCTCTAAACCCTTCATCCAACTTAATTTCATTCCAAATATTTAAAATATTCTTGTAATTAGATACATCTTTATTTTGTAAAGGTATATATGTTTTTAAAAGTTTTTGATTATCCTCTAAAAAAGTAGTGTCTGTGGTATAATATTTTACAACTTGCTCAGTTATTTTTGTAGATATTTCATTTTGATTTTTAAAATAAAACGAATAAATTGGAGTACCAGAAGGATCTATAGGTTGTACTAATTCTAAATCTTTCGAAATATTTTCTCTTAATTCAGCCTTATCTTTATTATAGAAAATAGGTATATTAAAATGATCATTTATTTTATCAACAACACTGACAACTATTTTTTCTATAGGTTTGTCTTCTTTAATATTTGAAAATAGATTCATTATATCTAAACATATAAATATAATCAATATATTTTACGAATATACACTTATGAAAGTAGAATTAGTTATATTATTTGTAATTATTTCCATAATTCGTCTACTAATCCATATTCTATACATGTATTTGCATTTAACCATAAATCATGTTTCAACATTTTTTTTAAGTCTTTTTTTACAATTTTTGAATTTTGTATATATATTTTTTTAATTTTTTTCATTGTTTCTTGTAAATTTTTGAATTCATCTTCAATTTCACTCATTTTACCCCAAAATTCACTAATTAATTGATGAATTAGCATATATGCATTTGGACGAATATATCTTTTCTTACAAACAACACTTATCAATGTTCCTGCAGATGCAGTAGTTCCTTCAATAATAGAATATAAAGGAACACGACAAGACGTAATTGCATCAATAGCAGCATATGTATCGGAAACATATCCTCCTTTTGAATTTATATGCAGATAAATAGGAATATCAATATTTAATTTATAAGAATTCAAAACACAATATTCTTCCGCCTCTCTAATAAACACAAGTAATTTAAAAATTGTATTTCTATCTATTTCACTATAAAAATAAATATGATTATTTTCTCTAGTAATATTTGAACTATCGTCGTCTTCATCATCTTCATCTTTATTTTTACTATTTGTAAAGTTCATTTATACTGTTAATATTAATATATTTAAGTTGTTTCAAAAATATTTTTAAAATATAAAATTGATTGTTTATAATAAAAATAATCTAGTATCATAAAGTTATAATGGATTTATTAAATAAATTACCAACAGACATCATATATTTAATACTCCAATATGCAGGAGAAATACGTATTCTAAAACGTAAAATGACAAAAGAAAATGTGTTTCGTATAATAAATGATGATGTTCGGTATTATGATTCAATAGTTGATTTTATTTTTAGTATAGTAGATAGACCATTTTATACTGGACCTACGATAGGGTATATATATTACTGGGATTTATTGAAAGAAATAAGAGATAATAAAGTATGTTCTGTAAAATATAACATATCAAAAAATTTGTTAGATAAACTAATAAATGTATTTATAAATGACTATAATTATTATTACTTAGATGATAATTATTATATTCATTCATTTTGGATGGATGCTATATGTTACACTGATTATGCTAGTAATATTAAAAAAGAAACAAAAAATGAAGTAGAATGTTACAGACACCACGTTTTTGGAGAAATTGAGAAATATTTTTAGATAGAAGATAAAAATGCTAACTCTCCTGGCATTTCACTAATTTGTGTTGAATAATGTTCTTCAATTTCTTTTAATTTAGGTACATCCCTTCTAGTAATAAAATTTATTCCAACACCTTTTCTCCCCCATCTACCACTTCTTCCAATTCTATGTAAATAAGTATGAACATCTTTGGTCAAGTCAAAATTAATAACTACACTGACTTGTTGAATATCAATACCACGAGCAGTAACATTAGAAGATATAAGAACACGAGATTTTCCATTTTTAAAATTAATAAAAGCACTTTCTCTTTCTTCCCGTTCCATGCTGCTATGAATTCTACAAACAGGAAATTCGTCTTCCAACATAGCTTCATACAAATCTTGAACACGTTTAATACTATTACAATAAATAATACATTGTGATACTGCTAAAAATGAAAAAAGATTTTTAAGAGTTGCATATTTTTGTCTATCATCATCTACTGCAATATAAAATTGCTTAATACCTTCAAGAGTAAGCATTTCCTTCTTTACACTAATTCTAACAGGATCGCGCATGATCTTATCAATAATTGTATTGATACCATCTGGTAATGTTGCGCTGAATAGTGCAACTTGAATATCACTACTGAAATACTGAAAAATATTATAGACTTGCTCTTTAAATCCTGTAGATAACATTTCATCTGCTTCGTCAAGAATAACAAGTTTTATTTTGTTTGATGATATTTTATCACGTCGCATCATATCATAAACACGACCTGGACAACCACAAATAACATGGGGAACATTTTTATTTGAAAAATTACTAGTTTCTTCTATAATAGAACCTCCATAAATTGTTTGAATACGTAATCCATCCATCATACAACCTATACTTTCAAAAACCTTTGCTGTTTGTGAAGCAAGTTCTTTTGTTGGAGATAAAACAAGTACTTGAGTGGTATTATTTGTAACATCTACATTTGAAAGTGCACCAATAGTAAATGTACCTGTTTTTCCTGTACCAGATTGTGCTTGAGCCACAATATCTCTCTTTAAAACTAGAGGTTTAATTGCTTGTTGTTGAATAGGACTAGGTTTTTCAAAACCATAAGCAAAAATACCTCTTAATAAATTTGAGCTTATTTCTAGATCATCCCAATTTTGTATTTCATACGAAGAATTGTTTATTTCTTCGTTTAACGGCACAGAAACTTCAGAATTTAGAGTTGACATTATACTTAATATCATGTTATTTGTTTAAGTGTATTTACTAATTATTATTTATTGTTTATTGTTTATTGTTTATTGTTTATTATTTATTGTTTATTATTTATTATTTATTGTTTATTATTTATATTTTTAAAAAATTGATATAAATAATACGACATATATTATAGTACATAACTTAAGATGAGTTCTCAAACAATGAAATATACATTAAACAATATTCAAGATATTATTTTTCAAGGATTTGATTTTATGTTACCAGATGAAACATTAAAAATAATATCAGAATTGACACTTAAAGTTGGGTCTCCAGATTATGTAAAAACACCAGTATTTCAAAAGAGAGATAATCCTATGAAGATAGAACCATCTAAAGAAGTAGTCTCTGGTTTTAGGAAAGGAAGACGTAATAAAGCATTTGAAATTGTAAATAACGATGATTGGGAAACAATAACAACTTTTAAAACTACAAAAATTGAAGAAAAGGTTGGATTAGATGTTCAAATAGATTTAATTCGTGTACAATTGAATAAATTGACAGATAAAAATTATATAGATATTCGTAATAAGATTTTTGATGTTATTGATAAACTAGTTTTAGAAAATATTAATCCAGAAGATATGATCCGATTAAGCTCTACTATATTTGAAATTGCATCAAATAATAGGTTTTTCTCAAAAATGTATGCTGATTTATATTCAGATTTGAGTACAAAATATGATATAATGAAGACAACATTTGAAAGCAATTTGGATGTTTTTACTAGTTTATTTAATAAGATTGAATATATAGATCCAAAGGTTAATTATGATAAATTTTGTGAAATTAATAAGACAAATGAAAAGAGAAAGTCGCTCGCTGCATTTTATTTAAATTTAATGTACAATAATATTATTCCTAAGAAGACGATTATGACAATCACTAGAAATCTTTTGAATGAAATGTACATGTTTATTCAAGAAGAAGATAAGAAAAATGAAGTTGACGAATTATCCGAAACTATTGGTATTCTTTATAAGAAGGAATTGTATCAAAATGATCATGGTGATGATTATGTATTAATTGAAGGATTCGCAATTACAGAAGTTATTGAAAAAATTGCAAAATCAAAAGTGAAAGATTATAAGAGTTTGACAAATAAGTCACTATTTAAATTTATGGACTTGATTGATATGTAAATCCACCTTTAAGAAAGGTGGAGCCAAAACCTACTAATTTTATATTTATTATTTGAAAATATGTAAAAGTGTAAAGAAATATATATATCTATATTATATGCCGCATTCAAGAAAACAAACAAATTCAAAATTATCTAGTAATAAAAATTCAAAAAATAATATACCACCACCACCTTCGCAAAGTCCGTTACCGCAAAGTGGAAATATTGCATCACATCAGCCTTCAATGATAGATTCTATGAAACAAGGTTTGTCATTTGGGTTAGGTAGTTCAATTGCTAATAACGTTGTAGCTTCATTTTTTAAATCTAAAGATACGAGTAACAATATAGATACAAATAAAAATATAGATACAAATAAAAATATAGATACAAATAAAAATATAGATACAAATAAAAATATAGATACCAATAAACCAAATGTAACAACCTCAAAAATGTATGAACTATATAATAAATGCCTAGAGGAAAATCATGATAATAAAAACTGTATTAATATTTTGGAAATAAATAATAAATAAATAATAAATCTATTATATAATCCACTATATGTATTTTGTGTGTCTATTTTAAGGAATAAAATCAATAATAACAGCATTTGATTCCATGAGATGTCGGATTGATTAAAGATTTTTCAAAAGGATCAATTAATTATATGAGATTTTATAAATTATATAATTGTTATTGTTTTTTTACACCTTTGCACATTTAAAACGCCGATTTTCTTAAAAGTTTTTTATTTTATTTCCTAAAGAAACCATCAAATAGAACACGGAAACTAAAAAATTACCTGCCTTAAAATCGGCGTTTTAAATGTGCAAAGGTGTAAAAATAATAATTAATATTATTATTTAAATACGTACCAAGTATTTAAATAATGTCTGATCAAACAAATAACAATATTAGTTTTTTATTAGATGAAGAAATAAATGTAGAAGAAAATGATTCTAATTTTGATATGAATTCTTTTTTAAATGAAATAGAGAATGATGAATTTCAACAAGATTTAATGGTTCCTAATATTATTCATTATAATGAAAATTTTACAATTAAAAAATTATTGGTTATATGTGATTATTATGGTATAGCTAAAGAAATGAAGGCAAATAAATGTAAAAAAGATATAGTCGTGCAAATTTTGGTAGATTTTGAAACCAATTATCAAAATAGTGATATTGTTTCTAAAAGAAAAAATTTGTGGTTTTATATGAACGAGTTAAAAAACGATAAATTTATGAAGAAATATATATTATTCTAATGGTAAAATAAATATATAAAAATAATATAATAAAATATATATGGTATTATCAAAAATAAATAGCGATGTTAGTTATCCTGAACTTAAAAGTGTAGATGCAGGTGATTTAAATATAGAAGCAAACTTATATCAATTAGAGATTAGAGACGTTGATGTAATTATTGCTGTTGGAAATGCAAAAAATACATTTGAAGATAAAAATATTATTTATTTTCCTATTTATTTAGTTAAACATAATAATAAAGTTATTCAAATAGGTCTATATGAAATAAAAGCATCTGATTATTTATCTTATTTGGATGAATCAAATAATCTTGATATAGAAAAAATGGGTGATCCTTTGATTTATTCTTTTGCAAAGGCATCATTTATTAATAAAATTCATTTAAAACCAGATGTACCTTTACGAAGAGTTGCCGAGAAAAAAGCAGTAAATGATTCTGAAAAAGATTCTGAATCTGAATCTGATGAAGGACCTGAGTATAATGAATATTATGAAATACCTCAAGAACGACAAGATATTTTTATTATGACAAGAGGTGTTCCGTTACCGCCTTTATTACACGAAGAAACCAAAAAACAAGCAAAAGATTATAGAGAGAAATATCATGAAAGTCCAAAAGATTCTTGGATTGAAAAATTTATGAAAAATAAAAATTTTACAATTATTGATAATGAAGGTGGAGGAGATTGTCTATTTGCAACTATTCGTGATGCTTTTTCAAGTATTGTTCAACAAACTTCTGTAAATAAAATTAGAAAAAAATTATCTAATGAAGCAAATGCAACAATTTTTTCGGGTTATAAAGAACACTATGATATGTATAAAGAAGGATTAGTAAAAGATACTAATAAAATAAAAGAATTAGAAGCAGAATATGTATTATTAAAACAGCGTTTTACAGAAGTACTGGACCGAAATGAACAAAAAATGATTTCAACTTCTGCAAAAGAAGTAAAAAAGGAACACGATCGTCTTGTAGAAGAGAAAAAGATTACTGCTCAAATATTAAATGAATATAAATTTATGAAGGGTGTTGATACATTAGAGTCATTTAAAAGTAAAATAAAAAGTTGCAATTTTTGGGCAGATACCTGGGCAATTTCAACATTAGAGAGAGTTTTAAATATTAAATTTATTGTTATGTCAAGTGAGTTATATAGAAGTGGTGATCAAAAAAATGTATTACAATGCGGTCAGTTAAATGATGAAGTTTTACAACAACGTGGAAGATTTACACCAGAATTTTACATAATGATTGAACATACTGGAAGTCATTATAAATTAATTGGGTACAAAAAAAAAATGATTTTCAAATTTACTGAAATACCTTACGATATAAAGAAGATGATCGTTGAACGTTGTATGGAAAAAAATGCTGGTCCATTTGCTATTATTCCAGATTTTCAAAAATTTAAGGCTGGTGAAAATAAAGGCAAATCAGTAATAAAAGAGACTGAATATGAAGATTTAAGTGAAAGTAAACTACGTGGGCTATATGATGATGATATAGTTTTACAATTTTATTCCAAGTCTATTGATAAAAAACTTCCAGGTCAAGGAAGTGGAGAAAAAATTCCAAAAGATAGAATTAAAGATTATGCTGAATTAGCAACTATACCACAATGGCGCAAAAAGTTATCTAACTTTTGGGTTCAAAAATTTTCACTTGATAACCATCAATGGGCTTCTGTTGAGCATTATTATCAGGCATCTAAATATAAAAAAGGATATCCTGATTTCTTTTTAAGTTTCTCTCTTGATTCTGGAACTGATTTATCAAAAGATCCAGTATTAGCCAAGGCAGCAGGAGGTAAATCTGGTAAATTTAAAGGTGAACGTATTAGACCTGTAGAAATAGATCAGACTGATTCAGATTTCTTTGGAAATAGAAGAAAGAAAGAAATGTATGCTGCCCAATTTGCAAAATTTACACAAAGCGAAGACTTAAAACAACTTTTATTAGCAACACAAGATGCTAAATTAACACATTTTATTCGCGGAAATCAACCTGAGGTATTTGACGAATTAATGTTGATTCGTGATAAATTAAAGAGGGATCAAATGTAAATAAATTATAAAATATATAATTTTAAAATTTATTTATAATATTTGTAGAAATTGTAGAAATTGTAGAAAAAGGGTCTAAAACGATAATAATAAAATTACACAATAATACAACATTCTTTAGATTTATCTAATACATATGAAAAATTTAATAAACTTATACAAGATTCTATTAATTTATCTATTTGTATCAAAAAATTTTTTTTTTGTTCATCATCCATAATAAATTTTCTCTCTTCTATTAAAGTATGAAAAATAAATTTTAAAATAGTTAAACAAGTTTCTGAACATTTTTGTGTATTTAATAAAAAATCATCTAGTTTAAATAATCTTTCATAAAGTATTTGAATAATCAAAATGAACTCAGGTATATCATTACTATTTATTGTATTATCTTTCAATATTTCTAAAACTAATATTTCAATTTCATTTAATATTGTAGGTGTTTTTTGAATAATTTTTTGAATAATATCAAGAATCTCTTTATTTATTTTAATATTAATATATTTGTTCTCATCTTGGTTGTTTTCATTATATGTTTCTATAATATTCAAAAAAATATCTGTTAATGGTTTATTTTTAATTTCTTCTTCAATCTTTATTTCTTCTTCAATCTTTATTTCTTCTTCAATCTTTATTTCTTCTTCAATCTTTATTTCTTCTTCAATC